AAACTCTAAACTTGAAGCATTAGACTGATAAACAATCTGTGCAAAACTTTTGTGATCAAAGCCTAAAATATCTTCAATCATTTTATAAGTAGCTGTTGCAGTATGTGCGCTAATGTCTACGCCTTCTTTAAACAGCTTTACTGTTTGAGCAGTTCCACGACTAGATTTAATTGTATAATTAGTACCATCACGATTAAAGTCTAGTTCAATAGTATAAGACTTTTCTTTAACATATCTATTAAGAATGTCTGCTTTCTTAATACCTTTGCTGTTCTTATTAAACAATACTTCTTCTAAGATAAGAGCAATAGAGCTTTTACCATGACCATTACGACCTACTAACTGTGTTAGTGGAGCTGCAACAAAATCAATTTTATTATCTTTTCCGTAGCTAAAAGCATTAGCCCATCGTAGTTGTTTTATAGTTATCATTTACTGCTAGTCTTTTCTTTAGTTCTGGTAAGCCGCCCACATATTCACCGCCAAGGAAAATCTGTGGAACTGAGCGAGCGTTGGGCACTTTTTCAATTAAATCTTTTTTACTATATGTGCCAGCACCAATCATAAATTCATCGTATTCAATAGCATACGAGGTAAGTAAACGTTTGGCTTCTTGACAAGCAGGACAGTTAGTTTGTGACCAAACTTCGGCTTTATTCTGATTCGATTTTGTCTGCATAATTTTGAAATTCCTTTAATACATTCTCAATAGTATCTTCTGGCAATTCTAGAATATATGCAAGATACTCACGGATTTCTTCTGACATAGACATTTCTTTGTCTAAGATCAGAGCGGAATCTGTATCCCGCTTAATCACTTTGCGATCAATTAACTCTGAATCTTCGAGTTCGCCAAGTTCTTGCATATCGCCCTCAACTTGGTAAATTGTGTGATCGTAGTCAGTTTGAGGTTTATGGTCGTGTACGGCTACTGTTTTACGAATAAGCTGAGGTAGCTTTAGTTTACGCCACTCGTGTGTTAGATCGTTGGTATCCAGTATAATAACACCAGTATCCACGTTATGACGATGGAAACTAGTAGTAACGGGACTGCCAGGATAGAGTATATTCTTTTGACAGTTTTCATATGAGTGCAAGTCGCCTGCTAAAACAACATCCCAGCGAGCAAATAGTTCTAAGTCAACTTCTGGTTTAACGTGTGGAGGAATTTCTCCGCGCACATGAGTACACAAAATTCTTCCTTGAAACTCTCGTGGACTTTTCTCAAACTCTTTTAGCCGATTATAAGGAATAATATCAATATCTGCTGATTTAATACACCAGAATTCATCAATAATTTCTACTTTGGGATTTAGTCGGTTTGTAACTTGTTTTAAATTAGTTAAAAACGTTGTGTCTTTTTTAACTGCTTCGTGATTACCAGCGTAAATAATTGTGGGAATCTTGCAGTGATTAACCAAATCAAAATATGTTTCCAGTTCTTCCATATTAGGAAGTTTGTCAAAAACATCGCCGCCAATAATAAACATATCACATTCTGATTGCAATTCTTCTAGCTGCTGCCACAGCATATTAAACCTATTCTTAGCCCATTCAATAGGTACGTTTTTCTGACCCAACTTAATGTGAACGTCAGCTGTAAATAATACTTTCATAGTGCCCTTGAGACAGAAAAGCCCGCTAAGCAAATAGTTTAGCGGGCTTTAGTTTTTTAACCTAATTCTTTGACAGCTTCTTGCTCAGAAGATTCGGCTTCGCCGTCTTCTTCACTGTTGGTAGTAATTTTCTCCAACAAGGCTTTTACATCTGCTTCTGTAGGACGAGGAAATTTCTCATCAATATTCTTAGCAGCATCTGCCATAGCACGCTCTTCAGCGGTCAGTGGGCGGGCTTTGCAACGCAAAACTTGCAATGTATACTCAACATTAAAAGGCAGAGGGCCTGTCTTTACACGCTTGAATACAACATCCCAACCAGTATCATAGTCAGTAGGGTCTCCTAAATCTTCAGCCGCTGTAACGATTTGCTCAAACAACTTCTTTTTCAAGTTAAGAGCAACAACTTTTTGCGACTTAGGGTCAATACAATTTACAGAATAGCTCCAAGAGCATTTTGCTTCTGGGAAATACTCAGTAACATGATCTTTCTCAATGTTATCGAACTTCTCCTTTTCACGACTAAACGCCAAACATTCAACTGGAATATCTTTGTTATTAGTGCCTTTCAGCCAATAAATGTATCGTGGAAGAACTCCGCCAATTAAGCGGACTGTATTTTCGCCATCTTTGTATTCGTAAGATTCGACTTTGTTTGATTGTGCTTTACCTTTGGTATTTTTAAAACTAAGTGCCATTTTTTATTTTTCCTCGTATTTGAAGTGAATTTTGTTTTCTGTTATTTTTAGTAGCGGATTTGATTTTATTGCGTTTAGGTCAATATCTGAATAAAAAGATAGGTCTAGATATGTATAACCGTAATGTTTATATATGGCGTAGTTTCTACGCCCCGCTAACCTTATGTATTGTGCTTTATAGACAATATCCGTTGTAGTATCAGTAAATAAAAGTGCAGGGTTTATTAGAAAACTATTACCTTTTAAGCTAAAAATCGGCTTGATTTTACTGTATTGGTTTTTAGGAATAGATTTTCTAATAAAATGCAATCTTAAAGTTTCAACTAATTTTGTAGAGTCGCACTGTGTTGTAGACTCAAGCAATCCAAGGTTGAAGAAAAGGGTCATATACTGAAACTTAATAACTATTATACCACTTTGGATATCGTTTGACAAGTGAAATTTTATCTACGCTAATACTTTCCAGCCTTTGCGTAGATAAAGCCCTAACCTATCTGTGTTTTGCTTTTTATCGGCATATCCAGCAAATTGAATGTCTACTATAATTGGGTCTAGTTTACCTTCATGCATTCGCATAATCCTACCAGCAATTTGTTCTAGTAAACTATCGTTTGACATTGGAACTGCTAATATTACACAGCTTAGGATGTTGATGGAAATACCTTCTGAAAAGATTTGTCTGCTACCAGCAATGCACATTTTTTCTTTGGCAAGGATTTGCTCTTTTGCTCGTTGTCGGTCTTCAAAACTGGTGTTCCCAGTAACCAACAAACACGTTTCACCAACATACTCTTTTACCTTCTCTAAGAATTCTACTCGATCCGCTATAATGAGAACAGAATGACCTTCAGCAATATGCATATTAGCAATACTACTAATAAACTTTCTATAATTGTCATTTTGTGTTAAGTCCGTTATTTTATCTACCCAAGTAGCACCAGGTTTAAGTGTGATGCCACTTTTTACCATGTGAATGGTAGGAGGTATTGTATTAGAAACGGGAGGCTTTAATATTGTAGTGCCAAAATAATCCTTAAATAAGATGTGTTTGCCGTCTTTTCGTATCATAGTTCCGCTAAGAGCTATTCTATACTTGGCATGAAAAGCGTCAACTGTTGCAGCAAATGTTGTTGCAGGACAGTGGTGTGCTTCATCTAAAATTACTGTTCCAAACTCTTTAGATAACTCAGCAGTATGTTTGACTAAAGTTTGTATGTTTGCAACCGTTATGAAATGATCTTCGTAATCTAAATCGCCTCCGCCTATTACTCCACATTTACAGCCAAATAGAGTTTCAACTTCTTCAATCCACTGATCTCTGAGTGCAGCTGTATGTGTTATAACTAAAGTTTTTTGTCCAAACTTTCTAGCAAGGTGTAATGCTGTAAAAGTCTTTCCCCAACCTGGTAGTGCATTTATAAAGCAAGTACCTTCTACTTCGTTGTAGATTGTTTGCTGGTCTTCATATAGCTCAAATTTAGGTACAGGAAATGGGACAGGAACTAAAATTCGTTTATCTACTATTTCATAGTTTTGTGGGATTAAATCTGTCCGACCCTGCGGAATAGAAAGAATACCCTTGATTAACGACTTATAGTTTTTAATTGTTTCGACACTAGCAAATTTCTTTGATCCAGTGTCTTTATGTATTTTGTAGGTAAGAGATTTAATTACGTGTTTGGTATGCTCTACACCTGGATTGTCTAAGTATATTCTATTCGATATAATTGCTTTTGCCACTATACTAGTCTCCACGTATCTTTTTGTGGATACTCATAGTACCCATAGAATAAATAGCTGTTATCCATATATAAAACTCCTGCGTATTGGTGATAACTTTCAGGTTGTACCATAGTCTTGAATCGGTGAGACACACCCTCAAGTTCTAATACACACCCTATGCCATCCGCAGGTAACACTTTAATAATCTTCTTTGTTGTCAGTTTGGCGCGCGTAGATTTTTTATGTTGAAAAACCTGTCCGTGGCTATCAATAAACCACGTTGTAGATTTTGCTAACTTAATAATATCTACAAGAAAGTATACTGCTGAACTTATAGGAAACAACGTTACTTTGCCTTGCAAAGCGAGTCTTCGTAAACCTAAAGTAGGCTTATTAATGGACTTATCGTCTACAAACCTATAGTTTGTTGTATGTTCAGCAGTATCCTTATCGCTGTACTCTGATTTATAGTATACTATGCCACCCTCTGTTTCAGGTTGTTTTTCACCCAGCCTGAATACGGGAAATACGATCTCCTGTAGTTTCATAGTATCCTTCCCAGTCGCCAAAGCTGTAATCATCGCCAACGTCTTGGTCAACACCAATAGGTGTGTTAGGGATTTCGCAACCCCACTTATGCTGTGTGTTACGCTTTAGCAACTCACAGTAAGTTTCTACATGCTCTTCTTTTACCAGTGCTACAATAGAGTCGTGTACTAGCATAAAGATGTTGGCGTCAATGCCTTTTGCTTTAATTTCGTCAGCAGTTCGCATTGCACCAAGTAAATTAACGTCTGAGGCAAGGCTTTGTACTTCGGCATTGATTCCTGATCGCACTTCATGTGCTGCAATACCTTTATCTGAGCTAAAGACATTTGGTAGGCGGCGTTTTCTACCAAAGAATGAGTATGTGTATCCATTTTGTTCAATAAATGCTTTGCGTGTATCTAACCAGTTTTTGAGTTTACTAAATTTCTTAAAATAAGATTTAATATCGTCTCGGGCACGATCTACAGGGTAGTCTTCACCAGTGGCTTTTGACACAGTTTGCGATACTTTGTTAGCACCCGAACCATACAAAATACCAAAAGAGATAGCTTTAGCAGATTGACGCATAGCGCCATACTTTTTCTTAACATCCTCAACTGCACAAGGCAAGTCGAACACCATTTTAGCAATTGTTGAGTGAAAGTCGCCACCGCTAGAGAATACTTCTTGCAGATTCTTATCACCCGACAGTACAGCAGCATAATACATCTCAGCTGTTGTCAAATCCTGCGATACAATTTTGTAGCCTGCTGGAGCTTTGATGCAACCTTTGATAATAGGATTGTCGCGAGGTATTTGCTGAGCGTTGAACTTCCCAGAACTACTAAGCCTACCGCTAGTAGTAAATATAAGATTAAAATTTGTACGAATACGACCATCACGATCAAGTTCTGGTAGAATCTTTGAAATATAGGTATTTTGGATTTTTCCAAGCTGTCTTACCTTTAAAATAGCAGCTGGGAGTGGATGTTCTTCAGACAGTTGCTCAAGTACTTCTGCATCTGTTGAGACTGCTCCTGTGGCGGTTTTCTTTCCTGTGGGGGACAAACCAAGATAATCGAACAAGACGACACGAAGCTGCATAACACTATTAGGGTTAAAAATCTTCCCAGTATCTTGCTCAAAACGCTTAACTTCTTCAAATCCATACACCACCTGCTTGGCTTTTTCAATTTCTTCGTCAAGATACAAATTAGCAGCCGCCATTCGTTCTTGACTAATAGGAATACCTACTTCTTCCATGTCCATTAAGAACAATGTACCAGGAACAAGGATTGTTTCGTATACATAACGCAACTTTTCGTTGTTTTGTACGATAGGCCAGAACTTCATAAACAAGTCGTAAGTTACGGCAGTATCAATACTAGCATAACGACTAATAGTGTCAAAAGGAATAAGATCGTAAGTAAAATCATCTTGCAACATACCATTAGCGGCACAATACGATTTCTTAAAATCATCTAGTTCTGAATCATAATCGCCATAGTCTGTATACTTGAGAGCAAGCGGTTTTAGACCATGACTATCAGTTTCATCAAGCACATAGTGCATAACCATAGTGTCATGAACTTTACTACGATCAAATGTCAAACCCAAGTGATAGGCTAACATCTTATAGTCAAATTTCATGTTATGGAACACAATGGTAAAGGTATTGCAAATCTTTTGCAACAACTCAATACATTCTTCATCCATCGCATCGCACAAAATGTAGCGACCATGCTTAGATTTATAACTAATAGAAACACCAAGTACATAACCATCGCGAGGATAGAGTCCTGTGGTTTCTGTGTCTAGTGCTACGTAGCCTTGAGCTTTTTCAAGAACTTCTAGCAAAAACTCTCTAGCTTCTGCGGTATTGTTAATACCTTTAAAGTCACCTTCTGTCGCAGGACGAAGTGTGCCTTGCATATACTTGTGAATACGATCACAAGCACGTTGAAAATCTGGTTTACCTTCTGGCTTAAAAGCCAGCATTGCAGGATTTGAAATAGCAATGAATTTGTCTGCAACTAATTGACCTGCCATATTAGTTACGGAAGTAATTTTTGCGTATTCTTTTGCAGCTTCTGCTCCAACAAGAATAACATAGTCATAAGGCTCTAAGTCTACCTGTAAATCTACATCTTTTTTCAGTAGTTTAGTAATAGGCACAGAACTCATGTGATAGTGATCGAAATCAAAGTTAAAGTATTCTTTATACTTTGTACGATTAGGGGCTTTATCAATTAATGCAACTTTCATTTAATACTTTCTTATAGCGTATTTGGCTATTATTTGGTTATATATTCTGCAATCGAGCGAACTTCAAATACATCAAGTTCGCCTGGATCTCTACCATCAGGTAGTTTAATAATTTCTACAATAAAGTTCTCTGCCTCAATGAGAGGCTTAAGGTTAGCGGCAGCCTTCTCGCCCGCTTCATCACCGTCAAATAATAGGTATATGTGAGTGATGCCCTGAGCCTTAAACGGAAGTAGCTTTGACTTCGTATCATTTTGGAGCGTGTTTGTCCCAAACGCGCAGACAACATTTTCTAGTCCTTTATCGTAAAGGTTTAACATATCAAATACACCTTCAACAATTACCATAGACTGGTATCCGCTAGGAAGATGTGCTGGAAATACAGGCATCTTAACACCGCTAGGGTAATTAATATATCTGGGGTTTCCGTTTGAAAGAGTATGTCTAGCAACAAACACTACTGTTTTACCAGTAATGTCTTTGATAGGAAAAACGATTCTGTCAACTAACTTTTCTACTACATTCGTATAAAATGCACCAAAGTATTTTAGTGTTTGTGGACTAACTCCACGGAACTGCTTTAGGTAAGGAGTATGCCCGTTAGGTAACTCTAGTCCTAAGTGGCTTGTTTTTAGCTCATTTAACTTTTCCTTGAGAGCCGCAATTTTCATAGGTACAGGATTAGTAAAAACCCCGTAATATTTAAATAAGTTTGTTTTAAAGCCACAACTAAAGCAATGAGCAACACCAGTAACACGATCAACACGAAAACTAGGATTGGAATCCTCGTGATCTGGGTTTAGGCACTTAATAAGGTAGTCGCGGCCGGACACGCTAAATGCTAAACTGTTTTTGTTAATTAGTTCTAGTACTGGATCGCTCATTTTAGTTCCATGGTAAGTCAGATGCTGTATCGTCTTGTTTTAAATCTTGTTTTTCTTTTTTGCCAGCCTTTTTAACTGGTTCTTTAGCTGCGGGCTTATCAACCGATTGTGGTGAGATGCGTAAGGTGTCCCAGTCGATGGGGCAAGTAAATGCCATTTCTCTACCGCCACGTATTTTCGTGGTGTCAAAGCTAATTGCATTTGTTTCTTTGTCATGGGCTTCCATAGTAAGAGCAATATCGGCTGCATCAAGAATACCTTTCGCAAACCTGGCTTCACCTGTCGCATCAATTTGATACGGTGAAACCATAACGATTTCATACTTACGGGCAAGGTTCTTAAGTTTTTTGGAGATTTCAATCTGTGGCTTCCAATCATACTGGTCACTTCCTTCTAGTACAATTTGGTTAATATAATCTACTACAACAACTTTTAGTTTGTCTCCAAACTTTGCTTTGGCTTTGCCAATGTGCAGATCAATACTGCTTAGGGTCAAATCTCTGTCATCTACAATAATCATTTGGTTGTCTGTTTTAAGAACATGGTTTCGTACTAAATGTTCTTCAAACTTAAACCTATCTCTGTGACGCATAAAATCTCCGATAGTAGAATCAGCATCTTGGAACATACCTGCTCTAGCTTTTACTACTCGAAGAACTTCATCGTCTGTTAGTTTATGTTGTTTTAAATTCTGTAGGTTCACATTAGCTAAAATAGCTAAGTTGCGTTCCATAGTTTCTTGAGCCGTCATTTCAATAGAAAAATAAATACTACTATTACCAGACTCGTACTGATTAACGAATATATTGCTACTAGTAATAGATTTTCCAGATCCCCGTTTACCCCCAAGGAGAATGAGTTCTTGGCGAGCAACACCGCCAAGCACGGCATCAAAAGTATTATTAAGGCCAAGATATACACGTTCTTTCTCCAAATCGTCTGGGTGACGGAACATCATCATATCAGCCATAGTGAACACTTTTTCGCTGGTATGAGTTTTTTCTTCAATTGTTAATGCTAAGTTTGCTAAGTTATCTTTTATTTCGTTAGAATCGTAAAGCGGTAGTTTGTCTACAAATTTGTCTAATAATTTTACCGTTTCATTTTGTGTATACTGATCGATTAGCGCATCTAGCGCAACCTCAGCTGAAACGTCAGGAACCTCGGTTAAACGGAGAGTTGCTAACGTCTTCGACGCTGGACCCTCCCTTAAGGTTAATTCGAGATCGTCAAATGACGGTACAGCGCTGTATTTCTCATAATACTTATTTATAGCACCGTACAAGGAAGAGTATGCAGCGTCCAGAAATACTAATTTGAGTTTAGCCCAGATATCTAGGTTTCGCTCACTTAGCAATTTATTTAAGACTACTGCTGATGTATCCAAGATTACCCTACTTTCGATTCGTTATCAATAATAACTTGGTCAATAATTTCTGTGACTTTATAGAGAACAGACTCTCTTAATTTTTTAATATCTTGTTGATAAGCAGTATCTTTATCATATAACAGACTCAACTGCTCATGCGTAATTAGTTGTTGTAAACCAAAATAGATGTGATCGTATGCCATTGTTGACTCGGGCATAATTTCTATTTGTGCGGTCTTGCCGTAATTGTGAACGGCTTGCTTGACAACCTCTTCTATTGTGAAGGAGTCGTTGTCGTGGTATGTAATTGTAACCTTCATCTTCGACCCGCTAAAGTAAAAAAGGCCGGGAGCTTTTTGAGAACTCCCGACCAATCGTGTTTATAAAACTAGATTAAGCAGCAGCTTTGGCTTCTGCTTTAGCTTTCTTTGCAGCACCGTCATAGTCAGCAACTTTGATGCCGCGACGTGTCAACAATGTGCGAAGGCCACGCTCTGTTTTGTCCACTGCTTTAGCAATGTCAGCAACTGTCATAGCGCTGATTTTGTCGCCGAGAGCTGTAACTGGATCAACTGTCTCTTTAGCATGAGAAACACGCTGTGCGGGAATCTTAGCAATTTGACCTTTGCGTGTCAGGCTCAAAGCCTTACCACGGACAGAAGCAACTGTCTTGTTCAGTGCAGTAGCGATATCTTCGATGAAGCTACCTGCGTCAGCCATAGCGATAAACTTAGCTTCTTCAGCTTCAGTATATGTACGAGCCACTTCAACTTTTTCAGCGGGCTTCACTGAACCAGTCAATTCCAAAGCCAAGAGTTTACCTTGAATTTGTTTTGCGGAGAACTTGCCACCAGCAAATGCTTCAGCAATTTCTTTGTATGTCAAAGAACCAGCATTACCGACAACGAAGTCAGCCAAGTTTGCGCTTTCATCAGGTGTAAATGCGCTAGTTTTTTCTTTAGCCATTGAAGCAACATCGAAGTCGAGTTGACGCAACTTAGAGGCAACGGAACGAGTTGTGAAACCCAAGGCTTCAGCGGCACGCTCAACAGTGTCAACGCTAACAGGAGATTGTCCACCAACCATATTGGTCAATTGAGCAACGGCTTCATCAGACCATTTTTTAGCTTTTTCAGTCATTTTTATTTTCTTTCAAGAAAGTATTTAAGTTTGTGATAATTGTAATACCGAGAGACTCGGCTTTTTTGCGTTTTGAACTACCTTTATCTTCTTCATCAACTAAGTAATTTGTGGCTTTCGTCACAGATTCTACTGGTGTGTAGCCTGCCTCTTCTAATTCTTTGTAGGCTTCTGCTTTGGTTTTGTAAGAAGATAATTTTCCTGTGATACAAATAGTTTGTTTGTTAGTATTTGTACTGGAACTTTTTTGAGATTTAAACGAGAAAGGCAAAAACTCTCTCATCTCTTGGAAATCAGTCTCAAGCCAAGCCACTAAGTTTTGTGTAACTTTGTCGCCAAGTCCAGCTTGCTTGCAAGTATCGTAACTGATCTCGTCTACAGATGTAACTACTTCACACAATTTCTTACTTGCGGTTGAACCTACTAGGGGGATGGAAAAACTAGCGATTACTGTTGCTAAGTCGGCAGATTTACTGCGTTCAATTTCATCTAACAGTTTAAGTGCTACTTTTTCACTACCCAGCGATTCAACAACTTGATCTGAATCAAGATAAAACAATTCAGTAATATCTGACAAGCCAAGTTTTTCAACTGTGCGAGAACCCATACCCTTAATACCAAGAGTCTTACAGAAGTGTTCGACCTTTTTATTTAACTGAGCACCACAAGCCGTGTTTCTACAGAAGAGCTGATCGTTGACCAGTTCTAGTGGGTAATCACAGCAGGGGCATTCGGTTGGTATTTCGATTCTCATAGTTTATTTATCAATTTAAGTATCTATTATACTAGATTAAGTCGCGTAAGACAAGTGAAAATTTCTCTTGCCCTTGGCTAAAATTTTTACGCATCTACTTTGTGAAGTATGCAAGGGATAATTTCACCTGATCTAATTATGGCTACGGTGTCTCCGATCTGGAGATCGAGCATTTCAATAAAACCAGGATTATTAAGAGTAGCCCGACTGACGAGGGCATCGCCAATATAAACAGGCTCAAGAATAGCAACTGGAGTGACTTTGCCACTTTTGCCAACTTGCCATTCAACGTCAATAAGTTTTGTTTCAACATGAGCTTGTCGCTCTTTCTTAGCATATGCACCACGGGGATGTTTGCTAGTATACCCTAAGTCTTGGAATACTTGGGTACTGTTTACACGGAATACTACTCCATCACAGGGATAGATTTTATCTAAGTCAGGTTCGCTGATTACATTGAAACCGTACTGCTTTAGTGTATCTAACTCTGCACGATAAGTTGTAGTAATTGCAGGTTGAGCACCATACGCAAAGAAACTCAATGCACGAGTGCTAAACTCTGTGGGGTCTTTGAGATTAAGAGAGCCTGCTGCATAATTGCGAGCATTTTCAATATGACTTGGAGCAACAATCTCACCAGTAACCTGATAGATTCCTGTGAGTGGGACTGTGTGTGGCACTAGACCCTTGTGGCTAAGAATCTTATCGGTAATGATTTGACCCTCTACACCATCACCACGAGTCAATGCCCGTACAAGTGTGCCATCCACATACAATAAGCTAATAGCAGCACCATCGAGCTTGGCAGTAGTAACAATATCACTGATGCCTTCCAAAGGACGTTTCTGATCTTCATCTTCATAATACTTTTGTAGTGAATACATTTGATAAACATGACGCTCGACATTGCCGTGTTGCTTAGCACCAACAGCATTATATCCGATCGACTCTGCAAGCCTATCGAATTGGTCGTCACTAATGATCGGAGCACCACTATAGTAGGCTCTCGAAGCTAAATTTAAGTATTGTTCAAGTTTATTCATAAGTATTATTATACCAGTTTAGGCTTTACAAATCAAGTTTATTTTCTTCTTGCAGTATCTTAGCGGCATAGTGGCGAATAATATCTTCGCCTTCTGCACGAGCACAAATATCTAGCAATCCATCTAGGAGAGCGTAAATATTTTCTACTGAGGCAGGGATTGAAATACCTTCACGACTAGCTTGCCAATCGCCTTCATAAGTAAGAAAGTACTTTCGTAACTGTATGTACTCTATATCTCGGAATTCATTGACTACCAACTTTACTTGAAAGCCTTTGTCCATGTTTTCTTCAATTAGTTTATTGTAGTGTATATTATCATCCATTAAATCTTAACTCCTAGTTCTCGCAAATGTTCAAGACTAGCGAGTTCTGCTGCTTCTTGATATGCACACTGTAGCCACTTTTCGGATAGCAGCCAAATACCATACACCCAGCCATGCTTGGGGTGTTTCTGCTCAGTCTGAATGCGTGCTGTAGAATCGTATCGCGCTGAGTATACGATTTCTCCAATAGTAAAACGATCACGCATTGCTGCTTCTGGAATCAGCTGAGGGTCAAAATAACTAGAACCTGGTACACGAATAGGTACTCCATTACCTTCCAGAATATCTTTAATAAACTTACTACTTCTATAAGTCATTTTTGAAATAGCATCTACTGTTTCGCCATTAAGGTACTCTGAGATAATGTAAACTTTTTCGTCAGCAGTTGCGGGCTTGCCACGAAGTTGTGACTTACGCTCAGCTGTACGAAGCTGTTTTTTCTTATAATCTTCAATAATAGTACCAAGGCGAGTAGTATTATAAGCCATGCCTAAAATAGCACACGCGTCTTTTTTGGTAATTGGTTTCTTACCTTCTTCAGTAGGTTCGAGTAATCGAATAACTTTTGCAATGTTAGCATCAGTCATCAATTCTTCTTCTAGTGCGGGACGTTTACGTGTTGCCATTTTATTCCTTTCTGTGATAAACGAAAAAAGGCGGCACAGAGCCGCCTTGAATTACTTCAATACTGATAAGAAGTAAACCGCAGCTTTACCTGTGAGCTTGCTAAGAATGTCTTCATCGACTTCTTTGCCTGCTGCTTCAATAGCTGCACGGAGTTCAGCGATGCTGGACTCTTTTGAGACACGCTTAGTGCCTTCACCGCTAGGTGCTTTGGTTTTTGTTGTACTAGCACCAGCTTCTTTTTTCACATAAACACCAGCCTGCACCAGTACCATGCGAACGCCGTTAGGCGACATTTCAATTTCTTCTGCAATGTCTTTAATGATTTCAGTAGAGGACTCAGGTGTGGGACCTGCACCTTCGTACATCTCAATAACTTTTGCTTTGAGTTCTTCTGTCCAAGTTGCCATTTGTTTGCTTTCTTTAATGTATATTGTTTTGTGTTTTTGGATTGCCTGATTTCAACAGATCGTTTTCTATAAGAGAATTGTATGCTGCTTCATACGCACAAACTAATGTATATAAATTTTCTGTGGGTATCAAGCTATTGGGTAAACCATTTGGCATACTATGTGTTTTAATACACAACTCTTCAATCTTAGTACGAATCTGTAAACTTACCTTAACTGCATCAAGTAAGATTTCACTGTCCCATGTTCTGAATTTAGACATAATCTGTGGTAATGTCTGCCATCTGTTCAGGGATAAACTTACGATAGTTATGTTTAAGATCAAACTGTGCCAGCTTTTCCATTGTTTGAGTATGTTGCTCGGCTTTTAGTGCTGAAAATTCACGGCAAAAGTCGGCAAAGTCATCTTGACTAAGGCTAGTAACATCGATGCCTTCAATGTGCTTGGTAGGCGTTACCAGTTCGATAATTGCACGCTTGGATTGTGATCCGTCAGCTTTTGTATAAGTGAATTCTACAAATTTCATAGTTTATCTTTCTTTCGTAAATTAAGTATATATTATACCGCTTTTGCAATTTAGGGTCAAATGTAAAATTTTAAGTTTGACTTTCTAATACCGCGCGCTCAAGACCAAGTTTAAAACGCTCAGCAAAACTCGGTATAACAATAGGGAGGATAGCAAAAGGAGCAGTAACAGTAGTTACAACTATGTAGATTAAATAGCTTAGCAAAGTACTTTCAGTAAAACTATTACTGATATTCATATCTTTTGCTAATGCAATTGCAGGTGCTAAAAATAATATACAGCTGGAGATACCTGTTGTTAAGGCAAATAGAATATAAACTTCGATTATTTCCATACTAAGTTACCTTTAGAGTCGTGTGCTCGAGCACCTAAACTAAAGTTAACTTTACCTTCGATGACTTTCAAGTTACTTGCATCATGACGATAAGCAAGTGCTGCCGCTTGAACTTTCGGATTACTACTAAATAAATCTGCGCTAGCACGACCCGTAAACTCTTTGAATAGCTTTGCAATCCTAATGTTACTGTGTGACCAAACTGTTTTACTGTTTGGAGTATGTCGGCGATATTTAATATTTGCTAGTGCGTCTTTTACTTGTTCGTTATTAGGTTGCCGTTTTAGTACTCGGGTTAATTTAATTTTTCTATTTGTAGCCCAACGAGTGCTAGATTTGTATAGAGTATAATATGTTTGCTTAGATTTACTTACTGATGCCATTTATTACTCCGCGTCGCCAAAGTCTACATCATAGTCGCCATGCCAGCCTTCTGTAACATAGCCCTTAGCGTCAGACTCAGCGCGTTCTGTCATTTCTTTGGCACGTTGAATAGCTTCGCCAATTTTTTGAATTTCTTGCAGGGCGACCAGAAGTTCTGGAATTGCTTCCATATGGATTGGCAAATAGCGCTTGCAACCATCAAAGATACGAACTTCTTCCAAACCACCAGGGCCTGTGCCGTGCTCTACGCCATAGTAGTAGCGATTTCCGTATACTTCAAACAGACCATCATCCATAAAGGTGTCGTCATTAGCATTACCAAAATAAATTTTCATTGTGTTTCCTTGTGTTAAAGTTTTGTTCAGAACTTGTATTATATCAAAAAGAGTATTTGAGTTCAAGTATATTTTTTACAAACAAAAAACCCAGCTTAGCGCTGGGTTAGGTGTTTTGGGTGTAAGATTGGATCCGGTATAAACGGACGCTTAGGTCTATGTATAATTGGATCTGGCACGAATACGGGCTTCATTCAAAAGCAACGTAATCTTCTTTACCTACGCCACACTCTGGACACTCAAAATCGTCTGGAAGAGTGTCCCATGCGCCTTCAGTTTCTTCGTCATGAACGTGGTCACATACTACGCAAATATAAGTCATTATACTGTCTCCCAAACTTGTTGATATGCCTCTGCGTGACGCCGTTCTACTTTTTTCAGTGCAGCAAAGCGTTTTTCTGCTTTAGCCAACACTGCTTTAAATTGCTCGGCGTGTTCTTTGCTGTCGGCTGCCTGCTCTTTAGCCTCAGTAACTGCTTTCCAATTTTTTTCAGCAGTTGCATCTTTTTCAAAGCCTGG